GCCCTGCCCACACTGCAACGGTACCGGCGCCGTGATGGTGGACGAGCTGGCGCTGGACTGCAAGGACTGCGAAGGCACCGGCATCGTTCCCGGCAAGGGCGGACAAATCTCTTACTTCGGTGTCAACCAGTACAGCCGCAAGTGGGGAAAGCTCTACACCTACGGCGGCAAGCTGTTCGAGAACGTGTGTCAGGCCGTGGCCCGTGACGTGATGGCTCACAACATGCCAGCCATCGAGGCGCGCGGCTATTCCATCGTGCTGTCAGTCCATGACGAACTGATTTGCGAGACGCCCGACAGCGACGAATTCAGCCACACCGAGCTGGCCACCATGCTGGCCAACAACCCACCCTGGGCGCAAAGCATGCCGCTGGCCGCTGCGGGCTTTGAATCCTATCGCTACAAAAAAGATTGATATGGCTTGCTGTAACCACGATTGCAACCAAGGGAGAACCTGCCCCATGCGAAACCTCAAACACCCGCGCACGTTGAACGAGGCCTTTGGCCCGTACACCTCGAACGATATTTACGAGCCCCCGGCGTCATACCCGTGGAGCTGGTGGGCCTTGATGGCCGCCGTGGGGCTGGTCACTTTGGCAATGGTGGCGGTGTCGGCATGACCCCCGTCGTTACCTACGCCCACGCCAAGGCGACCCCATCCGCCGCGGGCAACACCCAGTACACGGGTGGCGGCATCGTCAAGTGGTGCGCACTGTGCGGTGTCCACAAGCCCCAGCTAGGCGGCACCCTGCGCTTTGTACTGGGCGGTCGCCACTGGGTTTGCATCAAACATTCAAAGACCAAGAGGGCCACCCCGTGAGAGAGCGCGATATTGAAAACCACCTGGTCAAGCGCGTGCGTGAGCTGGGCGGCGAGGTGCGCAAAGTTCAGTGGGTTGGCCGCCGTGGCGCGCCCGACCGGCTGGTGATGCTGCCCAACATTGCGCGCTCTGCTATCTGGGTTGAACTCAAGGCCCCGGGCCAGAAGGCCGAACCCCACCAGCAACGCGAACACAAGCGCATGCAGGCCATGGGCCAGCGCGTGGTGGTGATCGACAGCCTCGAAGGCGTGGCGGAATTGCTGGCATGAGAAAAGTCTGGACACCGCGCGAGTACCAGCGGCCCATCATCGACCACCAGACGGAGCACGCCCGTCAGGCGGTGTTCGCGGGCATGGGCATGGGCAAGACCGTGGGCACGCTCACCACCATGGACCACCTGTTTATATCCGGCGAAGCCACCCGGCCCGCGCTGGTGCTGGCCCCGGTGCGGGTAGCGCGCAGCACCTGGCCGGACGAGGCCGCAAAGTGGGAACACCTGCGCGCCATCGAGGTGCAGCCGGTGGTGGGCGACGTGGCCGAGCGCACCCGCGCCCTGCGCAACACCAATGCCAACATCTTCACCACCAACTACGAGCAATTGCCCTGGCTGGTCAAACACTTCGAGGGCAAGCCCTGGCCGTTCGGCACCGTCATTGCGGACGAGTCCACCCGGCTCAAGGGTTTCCGGCTGCGTCAGGGTGGTGCCCGCGCGCAAGCGTTGGCCCAAGTCGCCCACAACAAGGTGGAGCGCTTCATGGAGCTGACCGGCACACCCAGCCCCAACGGGCTGAAAGACCTATGGGGACAAGTCTGGTTTTTGGACGTGGACGGGCTTCACCGAACGCTGGTTCAAACCCAGCATGGACGGCTACGGCATCGTGCCCTTGCCCTTTGCGCAAGAACAGATTCAGGACCGGCTGCGCGACCTGTGCCTGAGCCTTGAGGCCAAGGACTATTTCGACCTGGCCGAGCCCATCGTCAACGTGATCCGCGTCGAGCTGCCAAAGAAGGCCCGCGCCCTTTACGACGACATGGAAAAACGCATGTTCATGGAGCTGGAAAGCCACGAGGTCGAGGCCTTCGGCGCAGCGGCCAGAACCATCAAATGCCTACAGCTCGCCAATGGCGCGGCCTACGTGGGCGAAGGCAACACCGAATTTATTGAGGTACACGATGCAAAACTCCAAGCCCTTGAGTCCATTGTCGAAGAGGCAGCGGGCGCTCCGATACTGGTGGCCTACCACTTCAAAAGCGACCTTGCCCGACTGCAACGTACGTTTCCTGCGGGTCGGGCCTTGGACGCTGACCCTCGAACGATTCAAGACTGGAACGCCGGACGTATCCCCGTATTGTTTGCACACCCAGCGAGCGCGGGCCACGGTCTCAACCTCCAGGATGGTGGTAACACCCTTGCCTTCTTTGGCCACTGGTGGAACCTTGAGGAATACCAGCAAATCATTGAGCGCATTGGCCCCACTCGCCAAGCTCAAGCGGGCCACGACCGCCCTGTATTCATCCATCACATCGTGGCGACCGACACGGTGGACGAAATGGTGATGGCCCGCCGCGACAGCAAGGCCGAAGTGCAAGACATCCTGATGCAAGCTATGAAGAGAGCCCGTAAATGACCACTGACAACGTAACCCAAATACTGACTGAGCGCGGCAACCGATACGGGGCCTTCGTCGGTCACGCGGCCATCACGCAAGACCTCAAACTGACCATTGCCCGCCACCTGGCCCACCGCCAGAAGGTGCTGGCCAACGACCAACAGGAATCGCTGGACATGATTTGCCACAAGATTGGCCGCATCGTCAACGGCGATCCTGACTACGACGATTCGTGGGTGGACATCGCGGGCTATGCCAAGTTGGTGGCTGACCGCTTGCAGGGAGTGGTGCGATGAACATACAACCCGCGCCCTACGTCACCGTGGATTTGGCCGCCATCATGACCGGTTTCACTGAAAAAGCCATTCGCCGTAAGATTCAAGAAGGGGTTTGGCTTGAAGGCCGCGAGTATCGCAAGAGCCCCGACGGCCGCATTCTTATCAGCATCAAGGGGTACACATCATGGGTAGAGCAGGGACAGGCGTCAACATCAGGCCGAACTCAATCCGCGTAACCTTCACGCTGGACGGCAAACAGCACCACCAGACGCTGGTGCTCAACGGCCAGCCCATGGCCCCCAGCCCCGCGAACATCAAGTACGCGGAGCGGCTGGCTGCCGAGATACGCGGCAAGATTCGGATGGGCACATTCAGCCTGGCCGAATACTTCCCGGCCAGCGGCGACACGCAGGCCCAAACCACGGTGGGCACCCAGTTGGATAACTGGCTCAAGGCCCAGCGCATCGAGCAATCCACTCGCGACGGGTACTCCAGCGGCGTGAAGTTTTGGAAGCGCACCATGCAGGACACCGCGCTGCGCGCTCTCAAGCACAGCGACATCCTGACGGCCATTGCCGCGCGCCCCGAGCTGACGGGCAAGACCATCAACAACTACGTCCAGGTGCTGCGCGAAGCCATGGAACTGGCGGTGATTGATGGCGACCTGAAAGAAAACCCCGTTGCCAAAATACAACCGGCCAAGCACCAGAAGGCCCCGCCTGACCCGTTCACGCGCGAAGAGGCCGACAAGATCGTGGCCGACATGCACGCCAAGCAGTCCGGGCAAGTGGCCAACTTCGTGGAATTCTGGATGTGGACGGGCATGCGCACGTCCGAAGTGTTCGGCCTGCGCTGGGCCAACGTGGACTTGGCCAGCGGTTCGGCGGTGGTGACCGAAGCCGTGGTGCGTGGCATCAAAAAGGACAACACCAAAACCAACACGGCCCGCACGGTGAAGCTCAACAGCGTGGCACTGGCCGCCATCACCAGGCAGAAGGCCCACACCTATCTGGCCGGTGACTTCGTTTTCAACGACCCCCGGTATGGCACGCCCTGGGTGGACGAACGCGCATTCAGGCGCAGCTACTGGACGCCCACCCTCAAGCGGCTGGGCATCCGGTACCGCAGGCCCTACAACATGCGCCACACCTACGCCACCCAAATGCTGATGGCCGGAATGAACCACGCCTTCTGTGCAAAGCAGCTCGGGCACAGCGTGGAAATGTTCCAGCGCACGTATTCAAAGTGGATTGACGGGCAACAGGACGATGCCGAAATGGGACGCCTTGAAGCTGCGTTATGCCCAGCCAATGCCCAGAAACAGATCAAGGCCCCGTAAGGCCTTGATTTATAACGCTATTCGTTGGGGTGGCTGATGGGGCTCGAACCCAAGCTATAGGGCAATCAATGGCAACTAGGGGGCGCGTTTGAGAGTGAGAGCGTGCCCTACATTGCCCCAAGTTCTTTTAATTTATGCCCGGTTTATGCCCGACTATTCACTTAGCCGCGCCTTTAACCTTTTCCCATGACCGGCCCATGACATACCCGGTCATCACCACCCCGAACAATTGCAGGATGGAATCCGGTATGGCGGTCATCCAGCCTTTGAATCCAGCGGTGAAAGCCACCGCGGCATCGGGCCTGAATATGGCCAAGATGCCCATGGGAATGGACCACAGCAGCAGCAAGTAAACCACATAAAGGAACGAGGGCCGCGCCCTACTGGTCCACGGGTCGGGACTCTGCGCTTCTGCAATGATGGCCGATAGCTGCACCTTCACCTCGTCCAGCTCGCCCTGTTGCTGCATTTTCAGCAACTCAAGTTGCGCCTTCGCCCGTTGTTCAGGGTCAGGAAACAGCTTGTCGATGATCTTGCCGCCGATATTAAAGATGCTGCCAAGTGTGATTGGGTCCATGCTAGTTATCCTCCGAAGCGTATTCAAGTTGCTTTGCTGCCCGGTTGGCCCAGCCCTTGCCGAAGGTTGTCCATGTGCTGAGTGCAGTCCAGAAGCGCAGGCGTTGGGCGATGAA